CACGAAAGACTTTGGAGATCGGATATTTTTCCTCGATTACCCGATGCTCCACGTAGGGTTTTCGTCCGCCTCTCCATCCGGCTCGTTCAGCAGGTCATTCAGCGGCTTCAGGTACATGCTGTACAGGTAGGCAATCAGCTTGCCCTTGTCTCTCTGGACGTCCCAGATCGCGTCGGTCTTCTCGGGCATGATCCCCTTGTGGTGCATCCGGAACGCGCCACGGAACAGTGTCCGGATGGTCGTCTGCGGCTTGTTGTCCATGTCGAACACAAAGCCCTCGCGCTCCATCGCTTCGGAAATCCGCCGGTTGAATTCCAGCCGGTAGGTCTTCCCATCCTTGTCCCGGATGTCGATGTAGTTGATTTCCTGTTCCTTTTCCTCGGTGATGTTTGCCGCGTTTTCCACGGCGTTTTCGGTGCTTTTAGCCATGTGGATTGGCCTCCTTTAATTAATATATGGAAAAGCCCCGCCCGTCACGGACGGGGCTGCTCCCATCGATCAGGACGCGGTGAAGCTCAGCACCGTGCTCGGGGTGCAGTTCACCGTCATGCCGACAGCATCGTTCACGCCGCCGCCGGAGATACCCGCAGAGATATCGCCCGTCCAGGAGAACTTCCCGTTGTGGCCGTCGGGGACCTCACTGCCCTGCTCGCCGGACGCGCCGAACCAGACGGCGTACTCATACTGATGGCCTTCCAGCGCGTTCACCTTGGCATAGTTCTCCGCCGTGTAATTCGCGCCGAAGCTCATCTCGCCGCCCGTGTCGCCGATGCCGTTGATATAAACGCGCATATAGTCAGACAGGGTGGTAATGTCGATCTGCTCCTTCGGGGGAACCAGATCCGGGAAACTGGTGATGTCGATAACCTTATCCCATGTGCCGCTGGTTGTGGTCCTGTACATCAGGTAGGTTTGATAAGTGGAAATTCCGCGCACTTCGTTCGGCATAGACCCTCATTCCTTTCTGTGTTTTTATTCTTTCATTTCGTGTTCATGATCCTCAAAAAAAGAATCATCTCACTCTGGATAAACATCCGTCATGACTGACCCGCACCTGATACCGGGCGACATATTCATGCACCCTGTCATTGTTCAGGTTCGGAATATACGTCCCGCTGAAACGGTTGAAGTTGTACCGCGCAAGCGCCGCGTCCACCTGCGTGAACACGTCCCTGCACGCTTTCTTCCCGTTCGCGTACACATGTACCTCGTAGGTCAGTTCCGCAAAGTCCTCAAAATCGCTCGTGCTGTTCCGGTTCCGGTCCGTCCGGTTGTCCATCTCGAACAGGGTGACGGTGGGGAAAACGGTCGGCGCGGGGGTATGAATGCTTCGGAATCCGCCTTCTGCGCAGAGCGGCGCGATGTCGTCATAAACCGCGTTGAATACCAGATTCTCCACGTCAATCATGATCCGCTACCTCCTGCCACATAGGATGCGATGACCCGTCCTCCGGCCCGTTCCGCATAATCCCGAAGATACATCATCGTGTTATACATGAACGGCCTGGACTTCATGCCCTTCGTCCAGTGCAGCTTTCCGTCCGTGTCGCTGTAGTGCCACCATCCCTGTTCGCCGTGGTTGTTTGTGTCGTACTTCGTGTACTTGCTGAATGTACCGCCATCGCCCTGTGACGCCGTTTCCGGCGCCGGGTGTGGATACTTTTCGCCCACAATGCCCGTGCCGTACTCCACGAAGATCGCGTAGTAGCTTCCGGCATACACCACGCCCGTCCGGCTTCCCGGGTCGTAGGCCCCGTGTCCGATGCTTGCGAGCAGCGCCCCTGTGTCCACGGCGTCCAGCGCCACGACCTCCATCTTTGCAATCTCCACGCCATCGTCCATCAGTGCCCGGACAAGCGCCGTCATGGCGTCGTTCAGTTCGCGCTTTGTGCGCTCCACCTCACGAATCGCCTTTTCAACGCTCCGCACGTCCAGCGGGTCCATGCGAATGGTTTTCAGTACATAACTGCTCATGCACCGTCACCGTCCGCATGGTTCTTCGTCCGAAGCCGGAGTGCCACGGAAATCACGTTCTCGCTCGGCCGGACTGCCCGGATTTCGTACTCGTCCTCTCCGTCACGGATCAGACCGTACTCATCCACGGGTTCGTCGATCTCCGACGGCTCCATCAGCAGCACATGCGTATAGCGAATATCCTCCCCGTAAAAGGTGGC